AATGAAGCCTTTATAGAGCAGATTGATTACCGTGCAACAGCAAAGCGAATTAAAAATGTTGTTGGTCTTCATCCCAAGTGGGCAGATGCCGTAGTTAAGTTCGAGCAGCGCGAGTACACACGTCTAGTTAAGCAAGGCTTGAAAGAGGGAGCAGCCCGTATCAAGGCTCAGTCCAATGCTGCTACTTATTCTGACCGCTTGCGTAGCGCTCGCGCTTCAATGATTGCTCGCACTGAAATTAACATTGCTCAAAACGAAGGCAGAATGCAGGGATGGAATCAGGCATTCGAGCAAGGATTTATTGACCCTGCATCACTTAAGATGTGGATGACTGCTAAAGATGAGCGCACCTGCGATGTTTGTGGTCCAATGGATGGCGAGATAGTTCCATGGAATGGCTTATTCTCAACAGGCGATAAAGTCCCTGGGCGAGTTCATCCACACTGCCGTTGCTCAATGGTCATGCTGCCACCCAATGGTAAAGGTCAATCTTTCAAAGAAAACTATGACCTACTCAATGAATTTATTGGGTGGGATTAATGACATACGCAATTAAATTTCCAGTCGGATACAAGCCTGTAATCAAGCACGGTGAGCATGACCAGTCTTCTCACGGAAACTGGGCTGGGGATAGTGTTTCATTTAAGCAAGATAAGCATTTGCTGACAATGCAGGATAAAAGTGGAAAAACTTTGGCTTCAATAGATTATGTTAATTTGGGATTTAACAAACTTGATATCAATTCAATAGATTCTTTTGATGAAGGCAAAGGTTATGCGACTAAAGTATTAGAAAAACTTTATTCTTCATTTCCTGAGCATAGTATTTTTTGGGGCAAAACAATTGTTCCAGCGTCAACTCATTTGGCTGAAAAGTTTGCATCTAAGTATGGTCGAACAACTTATATCCCTTGGGGTGAAGGCGCTATTAATGGAAAAGAAATGGGCAAACTTTACGGGCAAGAGGAACCTGTAACAAAGCACGAAGGCGGAGGACACGACCAGAAAACTCACGGTTCTTGGGCTACAGGTCAAAAGGGTGGAAGCGGGCTAAGCCATCGAGAGATGTTTGAGTTGAAAAGAAATCGCCAAGACCCTATGGTGAGAAAAGTTTATGAGGCTGAAGAAAAAAATCATAATCAGATTCAAGATAAAAATGCAGATATGCCATCTGCGCCAAATCGTGCGGACTTCACTGAATACTCTGATTACAACGATGCCTACAAAAAGTATTCGAAAGATTTTCTGAATTGGTCAAGGAAAGTCACTACTTCAGTTATATCCGATATTGGAAAAAAACATTTAGACGGAACACCTAGAGGTGTTAATGGATATATCAGAGATGTGCTAAGACAAGATTGGTTTGTCGAGCAATTTGGAAAAGGTGGCGTTGCTGGAAATAATCTTGAGGTTAAAGTCACTTCTGCTGGTGAGGCTGGGGCGTATCAAATTGGATTCAAGGGCGACCTGCCCGTAAGTATTTTGAGAGTAAATAGAGGCTATTCCAAAGCCGAGCCTACTATCGTCCATGAGATTGCTCATTACGCTACAACGATTAGCGCGACTGCACCGCATGATGGACACGGGGTAGAGTTCGTGCGAAATCACATATTTATTTCTAGCAAAGTATTGGGACAAAGTTTTGCAGACCAACTTGAAGCAACATACAGAGAGGCAGGTATACCTCTTGGAGACTAAATTTTACGGCTGGGAGATTGTTGACCCAATTCATCCTGATTTGATTCCTGAACCTCAAGTTGAAGAAGTTTTGAAGCATGGCTCCCACGACCAAAAGACTCATGGCAACTGGGCTTTAAGTGAGAACTATCCAGATTTATTAACACTTGGAACATTTGATGAAGAATTTGAATACGATTCAGCGTTAATGACTTACAGCGAGCGCTATGGGGTGGACAAAGATGGCAAAATTGTTGGAGTTGAGACATTTGAGCATGATGCTATAGATAGTTATTCTCAAGAGGGGTATAAAAATATAAACGCGTTTCTTCGCAACCCAAGAGGTTTTGAAGGTTCTTATGAAATAAAATTTCTTCAAGAAAAGGTTGATGGGTTAGATTCTTTGATTGATAAGGCTCCAAATATGTTCGGAGATAAAACTTTATTTCGAGTCGTAGATAATTTTGTTTTAGCGCAGTTAGCCCCAGGCGACACTCTCAGAGATAAAGGTTATTTATCAACTACACGAATAGATTTGACCAAAGATACGGATACTCGGGATGCGCTTGGCGAAATATATGACACACCTGATACGGTTGCTGTCATTCTTCCAAGCCCAACCAAAAGCGGTAAAGGAATTGCCGTAGACCTTTATCGAACCTCCGTCAATGATACGAGTTCGGTATCAGATAGAGAAAAGGAAGTTCTATTACCTCGCCAAACGGATTTGCTGTTTTTGGGATATAAAAGAGGTATAGGCTCTGAGGATAAGGTCGCAGTCTTTCAAAGGGTGGACAAATGAATAAATTTAAGACCATTCTTGAAGATGTTGAAATTATTGTAGGTGTTAAAAAGCACGGTTCTCACAACCAAAAAACTCACGGCAACTGGGCAACAGGTGGCGAAATTGCTCACTGGAATCCTAATGACCCAGTTCCTGCATCTCCTCGTAACGCTGGAGGAATGACAGATAAGATATGGGAAAATTGGGAACATGGCGTAGATGGTGAGCAATACGTTGAGTTGTATCGCCAATATGCAGCAGAGGCTCTTGGACTTAAGGTTCCTGAAAGCGACATGGCTCCTGGGGGTTCTCTTAATTATTTAACCCAACGTGGATTCGGTGGCTCATCTACTCAAACCGCAAAGGGTCATGCTCTTGCAATATTAAAGGCTATTGCCAATGGCTCTCCAACTCAACCAGCCCTTTATCGCGGTGTAACAGAGTTAAAGAATGACCCAAATTCAACAGCGCTTGTACAACAACTTTCTAGTCTTAAGGCTGGCGATACGCTTGACATGCCACTTGTATCAACCACTCGTTCCCTTGGCGTCGCTGCTTGGTATGCAGCGGATAGAGTTCAATCAGGTTCATCCCCAATAATTATGAAAATTCAGGCTGGTGCTAAGGGTGTATCAATTGCACCCGAAAAAAGTTATTACCAAGCAGACCATGAAGTTATTACAAGCGGAAAGTTTGAAGTTGTTTCAGTAAATCAGGTCAAGACACCATACTGGAAACGTGGAATTTTTGAACCTCGCAAAACAGTTTATACTGATGGAAGCGGTACAAGTTATGAAGTAGCGACATATTCACCTAAGAGATATACAAGTGCTGAGGCTAAAAACATTTGGAATACAGTTAGCGCTGGAAAGTTGCAATCTTTAGCCACATCAAAATTCAAACTTACTGATGATAGAAGCAAGAATCCAAACCGTACAGTTTATTCAAGTTGGGATTTGCAAGCACCAACTGAGTTCACTATCGTGGAGGTTAAGATGATTGAACCTCATGTAGTCCAAAAGTCAATTGACCATGGAATGAAGTTCGATTCATTATTTGCTGGACGTCCACAATATGATGCAGCACCGCTCGAGAAGCACGGAAACCATGACCAATCCAGTCACGGCAACTGGGCTACTGGTGAATTATCCGAGGAACAAAAATCTGTTGTATCAGCATGGACTTCGTTAAGCAATAAAACTTCTTGGAGAGAGATTGCAAATGATTTGTCCGAAGGTAAAACTCCAAATGCTTCAGAAGATGACATTAAAACAGTTAAAACCCTTGTTGATGCAATTAAACAAAATGGAGTTATTCCAGCCGAGGCTCTTGGTCGTGCTGAATTATTAACTACTGGATTGCGCTGGCAAGGTGCTTTACCTAAAGTCGGAGATACATTAAAAAATGAATTGAGTTCAGCAACTCTTGATGAAAGAACATCTGAAAGATTCTCGCAGTATTCAGATTTTGGTGGTTCTAAAGGGAAGCCAGTTATTTTCCATTATGGTTTCCAAACTAAAGGATTAGATGTTAATAGGGCTGGAGCAGATAATTTTGCCGATGAACAAGAATGGCTTGTATCAGGTACATTCAAAATTACTGAAAGATATTCAGAAAATGGAATTACGCACATAAATCTAAAACTTGTTGATGAGGTTAAAAAGCACGGCTCTCACGACCAAAAAACCCACGGTAGTTGGGCTAATGGTGGCAGTGGAAAAACAGTTACTGGTCTTATCAATAAACTCAGCGAAAAGAGAAGCCCCGGATTCTCTATTGATTTGCGAACTGGGGCATCCCCAAAAGATGGTTTTATAGCCTCAGATATGGGTGCCGAGGAAGCGATGCCTTGGAAAGAGGCTAGTAAGACTCGAGATAATCTTCGCAATGTAATGGTAAATTACATGGATAAACACGCTGAGTTGCTAGATGGCTCAGGAGCATTCTTTGGCGGTTGGGTTGACGAGGGAACACTCTTTTTGGATGTTTCGCGTAGATATCCAACGCGTTCTGAAGGCGTAGCAGCAGGTTTTGCTAATCAGCAAAAAGCAATATACGATGTCGTGAACGATTCGTATATCTATATGAAGGATGAGGTAGATGGAAGAACCAACAAAGCCCGTAATGATAGAAGTACCGAAGGCAATCAAGGATATGACCAAGGAAGAGAAACTAGCCTTCGCGGACAAAATAATCGACGCAATGACGGGCAACCGTTAACTTTTCCTCATGTTTGCTTAGGCAGATATCAAGTTCAAAAGCATTTAGAGGGACAGCATGACCAAGGAACTCACGGCAACTGGGCAGGGGATAGATACCCTACTGATTCAGTTAAAAGCGCAAGAGACGGCGCTAAAGAATATGCCTTTAAGAAAGGCTTAGAGCCTGACGAGACAATTGATTACACAAAGGTTGTAGCAAACCGTGAACGCGCATCAAAGATAGCCGATGTCTACGAGGACCTACCTAAGATGGATAGGGACGCAGTAGATGAGTACGAGGCATTAGCCTCAGAAGTAGAACAGCAGTTCGATTTCATGACCAAGAATCTTGGAGTAAAAGTTTCCTTTGTTGCTGAAGACCCGTACAAGACTTCTAAAGAGATGTTTGATGATGTAAGCAAGGGAAACCTAAAGGTCTTATCAACTGCATCAACAGGTGCTCATCCGCTATTTAGTAATGAGCAGAATGACAAGTTTAGAGCAGTTCATGATTACTTTGGACATGCTGCAACTGGGCGTGGATTCGGTCAAGATGGCGAAGAGGCTGCGTGGGTTCATCACTCACAAATGTTTACAATGGATGCTCGCGCAGCATTGACTACTGAGACCCGTGGGCAAAACTCTTTCTTCAATAATCGTGGCAAGCAGTTCGCTGACCAAAAGGTTGCATTGTTGCCTTCTGAGTTTTGGGAAGTTCCAGCAGTATTTACAAAATTTAGAGCAATTCGTTTTGCGTTTGGACTAAAGCCTATCTTCAAGCACAGTGGTGGAGAAGCACATGCAGGTGGCGATGACCAATCTTCTCACGGCAACTGGGCGCGTGGAATCTCTGCTGAAGATGAAGCACTTATTAACGAGATGGAGAATTTAGGTCCATCGCTCCAAGATTTAGAAAATGCTCTGACACCTGCCGAACAACCTGACTATACCGACTTAAAAGATTATGTTAATAACGATGCGGGTATGTACGAGGCAGCCATTGAAGGAATTGACGAAAGAGTTGCCGAGCGACTTAAAAATTTACAAGAAGAATTTCCTAACCATGAATACACAGAGCAAGAAAAAACAACCATTTATGAAGATATGCAAAATGAAATGATTCAAGAATATATTGATAATGATGACGGCACCATTGCTCAATTATGGCAAGAACAAAACGGTGAAGAATTTAACCCTGAAGATTTACATACCTTCTTTGATGATGTTTATGCCATGGATTATGATGTTAAAAATGCTCAGGGTGAGGTTGCCACCACTCTTAGTTCATCAACAAATAACATTTATCTTGATGGTCAGAGGCTGGTTGTAACTGGTGAAATCACGGATGATGCTGGTAACTATGCTGGAGAGTTCCAACGCGGCTTCTTCAAAAGCCAAGACAAACAAGGCAATGAGATTTGGGCTGTAGAGCATGACCTATTCAAAATGGAAGATGAATATGCTGGAGTTGGATTCGGCTCCAAATTTATAGCCCGACAAGAGGCTTGGTATGTAGCGGTAGGCATTGGCAGAATTGATGTAGGCACAGCATGGGATGGCGCTCGCCATTGGGCTAAGTCAGGTTTTGACTTTGATGAAAGAAATATGCGTGAAAATGTAAGTCAGTTGATAGGTGGGAGAATAAATAATTCTGCTGATTTTGGTGAGGGTTCAACAAATCGTCTTGAGTTTGATTCTTTAATGTCAAAAATGGTTACTGATTACACCCCAATTTTTAGGGTATTTACCTCATTCAAACCAATTACCTCGGAGGATTTTCCTATCCCGAATGATTTCTTGATGATTGGCTATAAAGATAGAGTTCAAATAGACACTAATCGCATTACGGGAAAACCCGTATATTCGTGGGCTGGGGCAAGATTGCTTAATAACCTGACCATGAAGTATCAAAAAGGCTTGACCAAAGAAGGACGCACTATCCAGCAAGGTCCAATTGACCGAGATGGCGATGGTTTGGTCTATGACGGCACCCCTCGCGAAAAGCCCGCTCCTACGGTAAACTCATCACCATGAACAGACAAGAGAGATTAGACGCCTTATCAAAACTCCATGCCTCCATGCCTGTTGAGATGGAAGGCTTACCCGACGATAATGAGGTGGCTTTCTTGGACAAAGTAGTAGAGCAAAAACTAACTTTGGTTGAAAAGACTAAATAACAGTTGAAATTCTATCCGCTATCCTTTACACATGGCGGATATTGCATCTAAACTAATTAATCTGAGCGCAGAGAAACTTCTCACGCTCCATGAGAACCTTCACAAATCTATGGCTCCTACGGCTGCCGAGATTGAGGTACACCACACGGTCCTCAACGAGATGGCTCGTCGCAAGATGTCTCGCCCTCAAGACTCATGGGATGAGTTCGAAATCCTTGTAGATTCAATTAAAGATGTTGACCTGACCTCTCTCGCCTCCTCGTTACCTGAAGGAATGGTTGAAGATGTAATTAAGACAACTGGGAGTCCAATTGGAAATGTCGATACCTATCTAACAATTGATGGCTATGAAATGCGTATCGAGCCAGTTGAATTTGACCCTATGGAAAAGATGATTCGTGAAGAGGGTGGAAAGTACACAGTTTACGATTCAACTGGAAAGCGAAAGTTTGGTACATACAGTTCAGAGAAAGAGGCTCAAGACCGCCTTGACCAAATTCACCGATTCTCAAAGGCAGATAACACTCCTCCTAAATCAGTTCGAGATGCAGCGCGTCGCGCCCTAGATTGGATTGCTGATGGAAAGGCTGGCAGTGGATTCACAGCAGTTGGAAAGCACCGCGCTTCGCAATTAGCAGCGGGAGAATCAGTATCTATTGAAACTTTGAAGAGAATGAAATCATTCTTCTCTCGTCATGAAGTTGATAAGAATGCTCTTGGATTTACTCAAGGCGAAAAAGGTTATCCATCCGCTGGTCGAGTTGCTTGGGATGCTTGGGGCGGAGACGCAGGATTTGCATGGGCTGAGTCCATGGTTGCTCGCGCCGAAAAAGAAGAAGTTGTAAAACATAATCCTGGGCAACACGACCAAAAAACTCACGGTAAATGGGCTGATGGAATTGCTGAAGCAATTTTGGCAGGTGGTCACCCTGAAGTAGAACCTGAGAATCTATCTGCTTTCTTGATGAAAGCATCAAAGCGAACAGACCATCCTGATTTAACGGAGTTAAGCATCAAGGGAACATTGCTATATGGCGATGAAGGAATGGGAATTGCTCGTAAAGATATGCCTCAAATTCCTGGAAAAGAACGCGCTCGCTTCTTATCTGAGATTGAAGCCAAATTAGGTGTTACGGCTGAGAAAGAAAAGATTGACCCAACCACTCTCAAGCCAGTTCAGAAAGAAATTTCTGCTTCTCGTTCAGGTGCTATCTATAATAAATTCCGCGAAGATGGCAAGATTCCAAAAGATGAACGAATTCTTATTTCCAAAGATGGTTACGTTATTGATGGACACCATACATGGGGCGCTGCTGTTGCATTTGCATTTGATAATCCTGGAACTGAGTTGCCTGTCTATCGTCTTTCAGTAACAGCAAAAGAGGCACTAGATATTTCACTAGACTGGTCAACAAAGAATGGTTTTGAAGGTCAAGCAATTGATGCACCCGCTAAGAAAGCACTTATTTGGAAACATGAAGGTGGCGGGCATGACCAAAAGAAACATGGTGCATGGGCTGCTGGTTCTTCGGCGTATGCAGATGATGTTGCTCCAACAAAAGAGCGCTCAGCAAAGGCTGTTTCACTTGCGAGCGCTATCCGTGACCGCTCAGTTAAAATTGAACCACAGGTCACAGAGTTAGTAAATACTTTTGCTAAAAACGCTGATGGAAAACTCATGGGATTAAGCCAACGCCTAAAGTCAACAGATTCACTTGCTCGAAAGATTGATGCAGATGCTGCAAAGGAGCATGAAGGAAATCACGAGAAGGCTGCTGAAGGAGTATCAGATGCAATTCGTTACACCATCAAAGTTTCTGATGCAAACTATGCAGATGGATTAGATGCAACAGTAAAGGGTCTTGAAGCAACTGGCTGGAAAGTCCGCACCAAAAACTTTTGGACGGCTGGAGACCCATATGATGGGGTCAATATCAAGGCTGTGAAGAATGGCGTAGCAATTGAGATTCAGTTGCACACACCAAAATCACTTGAAGTAAAAGAAGGAAAACTTCATAGGGTTTATGAGAAGTACCGTGTGTCTACAGACAATCAATACCGTATCGCCCGATGGGATGAGATGGTTGTAATGGCTAAGCAAATTCCTCGCCCCGATAACATGCCAAAAGTTTTAGGAATCGGCTCCCTTGAGGTTCAGCGCTTTGAAACTGCTGAAGAGGCAGGATTGACTAAATCAACCCCAGTTGATATACTCCAAAACGAGAGAGGAGGAGAATAAATATGCGTTACTTTGTAAAGACTGATATCAATTTTCAGCCTGTGGTGCTCTATCGCTTCAATCTTGACGTACCCGATAGCATTTCAGAAGAGATATGGAAACCGATTGCTAATACTTGGGAACCATCGGAAAGAATCGTTGAAGTTCTAACTCAAGGCTCAGCAGATTTTGACGAAGTAAGCGAAGAGTTGGCTCGCAAAACCTTCCCTGATGCTTTCTCGGAAGTGGCTAAATCAATCGGAGAGTACGAAGTATCCAAGGCTGAAGGCGACAAGCGTTACACGCTAGGAGCCATGTATATCCCCGACCGCTTAGATGCTCATGGCGAATGGACAGATGCCGAAGAGTTGCAAAAAGCGGTTTGGGATTATGTTCGAACAGATGACCGTCGAATCCGACTTCAGCACAACCGCGATATCGTGGCTGGAGAATGGGTCGAGGTTATGGCTTTCCCATATGAGTTGACCGTGCCAATTAGCACCCCATCAGGAATTGAAGTAAACCATACCTACCCGCCAAACACTGTTTTTCTTGGAGTTGTTTGGGAACCTTGGGCATGGGAAAAGATTCAAAACGGTGAAATTCTTGGTTATTCTATTGGTGGTCGTGCTGAGCGTTTATACGTTGATATGGAAAAGGCAGATGGACCAACAGTTTCTGATGTCCATGTTGATACAGTAATGAATCAACCAAAGAAAAAGAAAAAGGTCATCCAAGATGAGGAAGTCCTAGTAGAAAAAGAAAAGCCAATCGATATTAAGGCTTTAACTGATTCAATTATTGAAACTATTAAAAAGGACATGCCCGCTCCAGTTGAGCCAGTAATCATAGAAAAGTCACCTACAATTGACATTGAAGCAATGATGATTAAACTTGCGGAAATAATGTCCGCTAATCAACCTGTCATCAATGTTGTAATGCCTGAAGAAAAACCTAAAAATCGAAAAATTGAACGGGATGAATTCGGCAATATTTCAAGAATTATTGAGGAAGAATAATGTCTACAAATTATCCATCGGGGATAGATAATTTTACAAATCCAACACCTACAGACAATTTAGATTCTGTAACGGTTCCCCATGCACAACAACATGCAAATGCTAATGATGCAATTGAAGCAATTGAAGCAGAATTAGGAACAAATCCTAAAGGCAGTAGTGCATCAGTAAAAGACCGTTTACTGGCAATTGAAGCATCGGTGTCAAATACGGTGGGTCCAACTGGAGCGACTGGTCCCGCAGGTCCAACAGGTCCAACTGGTCCCGCTGGCGCAGTAGGAGCAACGGGCGCAACGGGTGCTCAAGGAATTCAAGGTATTCAAGGAGATATTGGTCCAACAGGACCAACGGGCGCTACTGGCGAGCAAGGCGCAACTGGCTCTATTGGTCCAACGGGTGCTCAAGGCGCAACGGGTGCTCAAGGAGCAACGGGTGCAAAAGGTGATACTGGAGCAACTGGCGCAGGTGGTGCGTTAGGTTATTACGGCGCATTTTCTAGTTATCAAGACCAAACAATTGCGAGTTCAACAACTGCTTATGAAATGATTTTTGAGCAGACTGATGAAAACAATGGCGTTCGAATGGTTGCCAATGGTGGTGGAAATAAAACCAAAATAACCTTTGATTATGCAGGAACTTACAATGTTCAATGGTCAGGTCAATTTGAAAATAGCGATACTCAAGAACACGATGTAAAAATTTGGTTGCGTAAAAATGGTGTAGATGTTGCTGGCTCAACTGGACTTGTTGCAGTTGTTTCAAAACACGGTGGAGTTAACGGTCACACATTGCCATCATGGAATTTTGTGTTCACAGTTGCTGCTGGAGATTATTACGAATTTGTATGGAGTAGTGATACCACTGTTAGTCTTCAAACATACGCTGCATCTGCAAGTCCAACGGCTCCAACAACTGCAAGTTTAGTTTTAACCGTAACTCAGGTGATGTATACACAAGTTGGACCAACAGGTTTAACTGGCGCAACAGGTCAGCAAGGCGCGACGGGTGCTCAAGGCGCTACTGGCGCTCAAGGAATTCAAGGTATTACTGGAGCAGTTGGTTCAACAGGTCTTCAAGGTGCTACAGGTGCTAACGGTACTAATGGAATTGATGGTGCAACGGGAGCAACGGGAGCAACAGGGGCAGTTGGTGCTACGGGAGCAACAGGTCCTCAAGGAGTAAAAGGCGATACAGGCGCAACAGGTCAGCAAGGCGCGACGGGTGCAACAGGTGCTAACGGCACTAACGGTACAAACGGAATTGACGGAGCAACTGGAGCGACTGGTCCCGCTGGAGCAACTGGCGCAACAGGAGCGACTGGAACTAACGGAACTAACGGAACTAACGGAACAGACGGCAAGACAGTTAGGAACGGCTCAGGTGCGCCTTCGGCTGGACTTGGGGTTGATGGCGATTTCTACATAGATACAACTAACAATTTAATTTATGGACCAAAAACTGCTGGAGCATGGGGAACTGGAACTAGCATAATCGGTCCAACTGGTTCTACGGGAGCAACTGGCGTAACAGGTGCAGTTGGCGCTACAGGAGCCATAGGAGCAACAGGGTCTACAGGCGCTGTTGGAGCAACAGGTTCGACTGGCGCAACTGGTCCTCAAGGAATTCAAGGAGATGTAGGTCCCGCTGGAGCCACAGGAGCAACTGGAGCAGTAGGAGCAACAGGTCCTCAAGGTGCAACAGGTGCAACTGGCGCAACAGGAAATAATGGTACTGATGGTAAGACAGTTAGAAATGGCAGTGGAGCACCATCATCGGGATTAGGTGTTGATGGCGATTTTTATATTGATACCACAAATAATCTTATCTATGGTCCAAAAACTGCTGGCGCTTGGGGAAGTGGTACAAGTTTAATTGGTTCAACGGGCGCGACGGGTGCAACAGGCTCTCCTGGTACAAATGGCACAAATGGCACAAATGGTACAAATGGAGCCACTGGCGCGACGGGTCCTCAAGGCGCTACTGGAGCAACGGGGGCTGCTGGTACTAACGGGGCTACAGGAGCAACTGGAGCAACTGGGCAAGGTGTTCCAGTTGGCGGTACAACTGGACAAGTATTAGCAAAAATAGATGGCACTGATTACAACACTCAATGGGTTGCACAAACTGGTGGTGTAACACAAATTATTGCTGGAACTAACGTCACAATTAGTCCCACAGGTGGAACTGGTGTAGTTACTATTAACTCATCAGGTAGTGGCGGTGGCGGAAGCGCAGTAGACTCAGACCAAAACATATTAGCAACTCAGGTATTTGGATAGGATAAAACAATGGCAACTTTTACAAAGGTAGCATTTTCAGGCGCAACAGACGGTTCACCAATTAAGGTTGTGGCAACTGCATCGGCTGGTACAACTATCCACACAACTGGCACATCATCATCAATCTTTGATGAGATTTGGCTTTATGCTTACAACTCATCTACTGGTCCAATTTTGCTAACTGTTCAATACGGTGGTACTGCAACACCTGACGATGACATTAAAATTACTATTCCTTCACAGTCAGGTTTGACACTAATAGTGCCAGGGCTTATCTTGGCTGGTACAGGTTCAGCAGGTAATACAGTTGCAGCCTATGCAGGAACTGCAAATGTGGTCACAGTTTCAGGTTATGTAAACAGGATTTCGTAAATGGCTAACCCGATTCGTAGAGGCGAATCTAGTTCGCAAGTTTCTAGTTGGGCGCAAAGTGACATAGTTACACCAAACGCACAGACATCTTTCATACTTCCACACGGCTTAACCCTTAGACAAACAATTAACGCAGGTACAACCTCAGTGACAATCCCCGCTGGTATTACTTGGGTTTATGCAATCTGTGTTGGTGGTGGTGGTGGCGGTCAAAGTAGCAATATTGACAAAGGTGGCGGGGGCGCTGGTGGAATTGCTTGGGGTTGGACATTGGCTAATTCAACTTGCGTTGTCGGCACTGGCGGCGGTTACACGCGCTATGGTCATATTATTGCTGGTCCAGGTGGTAATGGTGGCGCAGGTGGTACTGGAAGCGCTGGAATTTTAGGTGCGGCAGGCGGTGGTGGTGGTGCAGCAACAGGTGGTTCAGGTTCAACTAATTATTATGGAATACCTGGTGGCACCGCTGCAAATAATACAAATGGAACTGTAGGTGCTGGTGCTGGTGCTGGTAGTTCTTCAAGTACTTCAAATCCAACTAACGGTGGTAATGGTATTTCAGGTGGTGGTGGTGGAAGCAATAACATCGGTGTTGCATTTCAAGTAGCAGGCAACGGCGGTTCAGGTTTAGCAGGTGGTGGCGGTGGTAAAGCACAACACGCATCTATTGCAGGTAACGGCGGCACAGGCGGTAATGGAATAAACATTTTGACTGGTGCAACAACTACTGGTGGCGCTGGCGTATCTTTTACTGCTGGCGGTACTGGCGGTGGCGGTGGTGGGGCGGGTGTAGCAGGTAACGGAAGTGCTGCTGTTGGTGCTGCTGGCGGTGCAGGCGGTTTAGGCGGCGGTGGTGGTGGCGGTGGAACTACTACAAGCGGCGTTGGCGGCGCAGGAATTCTTTATATTTTCTACTAAGGAGATAAATTGTCAAACATATTTCGTAAGACCAAAGTAGGTACGCAAGTATCTTCTTGGCAACAATCTTCTAATACAGTCACGCCTAATCAACAAACATCTTTCTTTTTGCCACACGGTTTGACCTTGCGCCATAAAGTTGGTCAAGCAGATATTACAAATGTAACTGCTTCTGCTGGCGTTGTTACTTATACGGCTGCAAATAATTATTCTGCTGGTGATATTGTTAGTATCTACAATGTTACTCCAATTGCTTACAATTTAAGAGTAGCAACAGTTCGTTCTGCAACTTCAACTCAGTTTACTATAACTAGCGCTGCAACTGGCACTTTTGTATCAGGTGGAATTGTGCAAAAAATGGGTTATATGTCTGTAACAATTCCTAGTGATATTACTTGGGTATATGCAATCTGTGTCGGTGGCGGTGGTCAAGGTGGTGGTTATAATGGTGGCGGTGCTGGTGGTGCTGCTTGGGGTTGGACACCTGCTGCTCCATTTTGTTTGATTGGTACTGGCGGAAATAATGCTGGCTTTGGTGGCGGTTCCACTCGTTATGGCTTGATAATTAGCGGACAGGCTGGCGGTGGTTCGTCAAGCGTTAATGGCTATTATGGCGGAGGAAGTAGCGGTGGTGTTGGTGGGAGTACAAATATGTGGGGTATGCCTAATGCTGGAGGAGCAGGAAACTCTGCAAATGCAATCTCAGGTGGTGGTGGACTTAATGCAACAGCAATACTTGGTCAAACAGTTACAGCAGGTAATGGCGGTTCAGGTTTAGTTGGCGGTGGCGGAGGAAGTACAAGTGGCGCTGGTACTTGCATTGGCGGAAACGGTGGAAACGGTGTCAATATAATAACTGGAGTTTCCACTACTGGTGGTACTGGTACTACTGGTAGCGGTGCAGTTGGTGCTGGTGGTGGTGGTGCAGGTGTTGTTACTAATGGAGGCGCTGGTAGTACAAATAACGGTGGTCTTGGCGGTGGCGGAGGCGGTAGTAGTGGTAATGGTTGGGGTGGCGATGGCATACTTTACATTTTCTACTAAGGAGAGCAAACAATGAGCGTAAACATTTATCAAAATTCATCTTTTAGTGATACTCCTTTTGGATTAAAACTACAACAAACAATCACATCAAGCGGTTCAGTAACAATCCCTGCTGGTATTCAACGAGTTTATGCAGTCTGTATTGCTGGCGGTGGCGGAGGCGGAACTGGAGTAGGTGGTCAATATGTAACAATTACTGCTGCATCTGCTGACGGAACTACTGTTACCTACACTGGGAACAACACAATGGTTGCAGGTCAAAGAGTAACAATCACGGGTTTATCAACTACTGCGTTTAACTTGTCGGCAGTAACGGTTGCAACTGCAACTTCTACTGGATTTACAGTTACAAACGCTGCAACAGGAACTGCCGTAACTGGCGCTGCTGGTTTAGCAGTTGTCACATCAATAGTTACTGGAGCAGTTGCAGGTGGAACAATTACCGCAGTCACCGCTTCATCACCTGCTACTGGTTCTGTAACATATACATCAACTGCAAGAGTGCCAGTCGGAACTTCGGTTGTTATTTCAGGTGCAACACCTGCTGGTTACAACGGAACATTTACCGTTACTGCTTCAACTTTAGGAACATCTTTTACTGTTGCCAACGCAACAACTGGAGCAGCAACTGGAACAATTACATTTACTGGCGTAGTTACTTATACGGGAAGCCATAACTTTCTATTAGGTCAAACAGTTTCAACAACTGGCGTTACCCCCACAGGTTTCAATCTTTCAACCTTAAATATCATTGACGCAACTTCTACAACTTGGACAGTTGCAAATACTTTAGCGCAATCTACAACTTATACATCAGGTGGAACTACATCACCTGCTTATCTCAATGCAGGAGGCGGAGGAGGTGGAGGGTTTTCTGCTGGTTGGACTTTTGCAAGCAACACTTGCACAGTTGGTGCAGGAGGTGCAGGTGGGACTACATCTAATGGATTGCTTAACGGACAAAATGGTGGCGTAACTACTTATGGAATGGTTTTAGCAGGTGGCGGTTCAGGTGGTAGAGGAAATACAACAGCACAGGCTGCAACTGTTTTAGGTGGTGCAGGTGGTGGTGGGTTAAATGTGGGTGGTCAAACAGGCAGTTCAATTTCTTATACAGGTGCTCCTGCTGCAAGTAGTGGAAACCCAGGCGGTTTTGGTTATGCAGGGGGTGGTGGAAACCCAGTAGCCACCAATGGCGGTCATGGTGGTGAGGGTGTATCAGGTGGTGGCGGTGGCACTGGATATAATGTAACCGCAGGAAGTGTTGGCTACGGCGGGTGTGGTGGTGCGGGTTTAATTGGTGGTGGTGGCGCGTCAGGTTGGGCGCCAGGATTTTCTATTGGCGGGGCAGGTGGTGGAAATCTACAATCATCAGTATCAATTACTGCTGGAACAGGTAATGGAACAACTGTTACTTACACAGTTGCCTCACACACTTTCAAAGTTGGTCAAAAATTAACTGTAACTGGTCTAGGTACTGCATCAGGTTCTTCTCTTAATTTAACTGGTGTTCCTATTAGCGCAACTACTTCAACAACAATTACAGTTATTAGCGCAACAACAGGTGTTTCAAGTGGTACTGGTACTGGCGTTACTACCACTCTTTCAGGCGCTGCTGGTAATGGTTCTTATGGAGTTGGTACAACTACTGCTGGTGGCGGAGGCGGAGGTGGTATAGGTTTTAATGGAAATGCTGGTTCAGATGCTTCAGGTTACAATGGTGGTGCTGGCGCTAACTATGGTGGCGGTGGCGGTGCAGGGTGTCAATCAGGCACAGGCGGTGCTGGCGGTAACGGCGTAATTTATCTTTACTACTAAGGAGTAACAATGGCAACATTTGCAGTAATGAGTGGAAATGTGGTTTCAAGCGTCATCGTTGCAGACAATAAAGAAGAAACCGAGGCATCGTTAGGTTTAACTCTTATTGAATACACACCTGAAAACTCTGCTGGCATTGGTTCATTTTATGATGAGGCAACAGGCAGATTTGTAGCCCCACCAGCGCCAGCGGTACAGGAAATAATTCAAGAGTAATGTATACCTATGATAGCCCCATTCTTTACAATGAATTAAATTTTCCTTATAACGGATTGTTAGAACCAATCCAAAGAAAAATTTCAAATTTCATTCCTACATTTACTGGTCCGCCAAGAGATTCCCATGGTCAATCCAAGGCTTCTATTTTATTATGGGATAAGAGAAACAAAGATGAAGAAGAATTATTAAGCCTACTTGGTTATTTTTAATCCCTCTTTGATACAATTGCCCACATGAAAGATAAAAAGATTCTCAAAGAACTACGCCTTGGTCCTATGAAAAGCATGAAGGACGAAGAGTATGCCATGATTGAGGAAGAGGTCAATCAAAAGGGAATCGCTGGTCTTAAAGGCTATGCAAAGTCAATAGTTGATAAGTCTATGCGCGAAATGGCTTACGCAATGAAAAAGATTGCTGTTGCAAAGCATGGCAATCACGACCAAGGAAGCCACGGCGCTTGGGCTAATGGGAAATACAATACAGATGATTCTGAAGGCGAAGACAGTTCAGAGCCAAAAAACTATAAGAACAAAAAGCCAAAGATTAGTTATGAAGAAAATGACACAGAGGGTGAGTTCGACAATAACGCCGATGACCCTAGGTGGATGGATGACATGGATATTCTCCATCCTCCAAAGCGTTCTCCCAAGTAATGAAAACCATTATTGATGTAACCATTGAGTTACTTAATTCTATGAACCTACAAGCCCAAAGAGTTACAACACAACCGGGGTATGTAGGAGTTGAAGTTGACCTTCCAAATGACACTCATGCTTTTTTTATATGGTCCAAGATGGACTCAAATGATTTTGCTTTTAGAGTTGCCAGTTTTTGGGAGAATGAAAATGTTTTTCCCTCTTTTAGTATCTCAAATCTACCTGAAGCGTTCGCAAAGACCCAAATCCTCAGTAACTAAAAAAGGTACAAAACGGGCATATGGTATTCTTTAGCCGTCAAGACCCGAGTTTGTTTGCCTAACTAGGTGTTAGGTCGGCACTCTCTATTCGTTAGGAGAAACATTGGCAAATCGCACCCGCAAAATGGTGAATCTCGCCATTGAGGAAACGAGTGGGGTAGACCATCCCGCTCACCTACATGAAGGTTGGTTGGTTATGAAATCAGCCGATGAATCTGAAGTTCAGAGGGTAATGGACGAAACGCTCACCGAGGAGGACTCCAATATGGAGGAAGTAACTACCACGGCTGTTGAAGAGCAGGTCGAAAAGGCTGATATGACTATGGAAGAAGCAATGAAAAAAATTGCTGAACTAGAAGCCAAATTAGCAGAATCCGCTAAAGAAGATGCTGCTGAACCAGCGATGGCAAAAGCAGTGGATACTTCAGAGGATTTCTTGAAGTCGGCTCCCGAAGCAGTTGTAAAAATGATTGACGACCTTCGCAAACAAGCAGAAGATGCAACAGCGGAACTTGCAAAAGAACGCGATGCTCATGCAGATGCAGAAGCAGTCGAAAAGGCAAAGGGTTGGGCAAACCTCAATCTCGATGCAGAAAAAGTTGGACCAGCGCTTCGTCGCTTGGCATCAACAGATGCAGACCTTGCAAAGTCAGTTGAAGAAATTCTTTCTTCAATCAATGCACAGGCTGAATCAGCAGCAATTTTTGCGGAAATCGGCAAATCCGCAGATTTCAAGAGCGGTGATGCTTATGGTCGTATGACGGCTATGGCAAAGTCTGCTGTTGAAGAGGGTGTTGCAAAGTCATTTGAGGTCGCACTCGCTGACATTGCATCAAAAAATCCTGACCTTTACAGCCAATACCTAACCGAGAAAGGTGCCTAATTACCATGGCATATGAATTCAGTAATTACTCGGTAAAGGTCACCCTCGTCGCAGGTGCAGACCTTTCCGCAGCACAATACAAGTTCGTTAAGTTGAACTCAAGCGGACAGGCAGTCATCTGCTCTGGCGCTACAGATTCACCAATCGGCGTTCTTCAGAACGCACCAACATCAGGTCAAGAAGCAGAAGTTCTAATCGTAGGCGGAACAAAGGTTGTTGCTGGTGCAGCAATCACACTTCCAAACACAATTGGTACAGATGCTAACGGTAAGGCAGTTGCTCTTACTACAACAGATACAACAAAGTACATTGTCGGTTCTCTTATTACCGCTTCTGCTGCTGATGCAAATGTTGTGACCGCCGTTATTAACTGCGCTAACGCAACTAGAGCGAACTAAGGAGCAAATAGAAAATGCCACAGCCAAATATCAATAGCGTCCACATTGACGCAATTCTTACAAACATTTCTGTTGCTTACCTTCAGAATCAAGATAACTTCATTGCCGACAAGGTATTCCCAGTAATCCCTGTCGATAAGAAGTCAAATAAGTATTTCACTTATGACAAGAACGACTGGTTCCGTGACGAGGCTCAACGCCGTGCTCCGGGAACAGAGTCTGCTGGTGGTGGATATTCTCTATCATCTGCAACATACTCAGCAGATGTTTTTGCTTTCCACAAAGATGTCGATGACCAAACAATTGCTAACGCAGATACACCTTTGAACCCTCTTCGTGAGGCAACAGAGTTCGTAACTCGTCGTCTAATGCTCCGTCGTGAACTTCAGTTCGTAAATGATTTCTTCACAACAAGCGTATGGGGAACAGACATCACAGGTGTTGCTGGAACTCCAACAACAGGTCAGGTCAAGCAATGGTCAGATTACACAGCATCAGACCCAATCAATGACATCGAAAACGGAAAGTCAGGCATCCTATCTACAACAGGTATGGAAGCAAACACTCTCGTTCTCGGATACGACGTATTCAAGGCTCTAAAGAATCACCCTGACCTTGTAGACCGTATCAAGTACACATCTTCACAGACAATTACAACAGATATGCTCGCTGCTATGTTCGATGTACCGCGTGTTATCGTTGCTAAGGCTGTTAAGGCAACAAACAATGAAGGCGCAACAGGTGCATATAGTTTTGCATTTGGTAAGTCAGCACTTCTTTGCCACGTTGCTCCAAACCCAGGACTACTTACACCTTCAGCGGGTTACACATTCGCATGGACAGGTGTTTCAGGTGGACTTAACGCAACTATCGGTACTTCACAGTTCCGTATGGAGTCAATCAAGTCAGACCGCATTGAAGCGGAAATGGCATTTGATAATAAGGTAGTAGCCAATGACCTTGGTTATTTCTGGACATCAATCGTCGCTTAATTAAGTTGAGTGAGGGGGAGGGTCTGTAAAGGCTCTCCCCTTCTTTCTTAGAAAAGGAAATTAAAATGGGAGCAAATCCAAATCGTCTTACCAAAGGTGATGCAATTGTTGGACAGATTATGGCTACAGATGCACAGTTCACTGGCACACTAGCACTTTCTACAACAGTTGATAATATTGCTGACGGCGCATCAATGGTTGCATCAGCAGCAAATATCATCACAAGCAAAATTATTACATCAACACCAACAACTGCTCGCAACCTTACAACTGATACAGCAGCAGCAATTATTGCTCTGACTTCAGGCGTAGTTGGCGCAAGTTATGAACTAACAGTTATTAACCTTTCGGCATCAGCAGCAGCAATTACTATGGTTGGTGGAACAAGCGTAACAATCGTTGGTTCAGCAACTGTTGGTTCCGCTTCGTCAGCATCATTCTTAGTTCGTGTTGCTTCATCTTCAACAGTAGTTATCTACCGTCAATAATATGAAGCATTTCGTTCTCAAGACTTTCGTATCTAACGGTAAAAACCTTAAATACGGAGATATTGTTGATACATCCGAATGGATGCACATTAAGAACCTTGAGTCAATGCGTTATATTCGCCCTCTTACCGAGGAAGAAGAAGCGCCCAAGGTGACAAAGAAAACAAAAGTCGCCACCGAATAATCGGTTGGGGGGCGATTCAGTAAAATGAGTCGTCCCCCATTTTCATAGGAGAATAAAATGGCATTTAAGTCACAGGTAATTACAATCGCTGCCACACCAACATTAATTTCTAATCCAAATCCAAGCAGTCGCGACGGACATATTGTTTACATTCAGAACATTTCTACAACAGTTGATTTTTATATTGGCGGTTCAGATGTGTCTACATCTAATGGTTACTTGATGCACCGTGCTTCATCAGCAACAGTTGGAGATGACCTTCAAATCAAAGTTGCTAACGGTGAATCACTTTATGCAATTGTTGCCACAGGCACATTAGACCAGCGCTTTATGTGGTCTAGTTGCTAATATTTGATTACAATTTGTAAGGGGTGAAAAATGGCTTTAACGCCAAATTTAACAACTGTTACGGTTTCAGGAACTTATGTTGATATCCAAGGCAATCCAATTGCTGGGCAAGTCAATTTTACTCCTAGAGCCATTTTGACAGATGCTTCATACAATCAAATAGTCATTGCCAAAACTATCTCGGTAACTCTTGATTCAAATGGTTCATTTAGCACTATTTTGCCCGCTACAGATGACACATCTTTAAGCCCGTATAACTTTACTTATTCAGTTGAAGAGGCTTTCTCAGGTGGTCGTTTATACGACATTGCCATTCCTTCAGCAGCAGCAACGCTCAATCTTGCAGATGTAGCGCCATCTTCTGCAAGCGCTGGTTTGAGTTCAACTTATGTTTTGCTAAGTAGTTACTCAACGCTTAATGCCCAAGTGACGGGAATGGTTGCAACAGTTAATACTGCTTCAGACCCTGCTGGACAAATTAATACTGCAACAGCAGCAGCGACTTCAGCAGCAAGTTCAGCATCTGCCACAGCAACCACAGCAGCAGAAAATCTTAGGTACATACATCCCTTTTTACTTATGGGAGTCTAAATGGCTCTCCCGGGAAATGTAACTCTTATTACCGTAAACGGTACTTATGTTGATTATCAAGGAAATCCAATTGCTGGCTCAATTAGATTCAGCAGCAGTCAGACATTGCGCGATATGGCAGCAGATGTAATTATTATTCAGTCAACTTCTGTAGCAACCCTTGACCCAACTGGCTCATTTAGTATTGTTTTACCAGCAACAAATGACCCTGATTTAAGCGATATTTTCACTTACCTAGTTGAAGAGTCTTTTTTAGGTGGTCGTTCTTATTCAATTAGTCTTACTGGCGGTTCCCCAGTTGAGATGGCAGATATTGCTCCACCATACGTTGTCAGTCCAACTTACTATTCATTCGTATCTTCTACGGACTGGGCGATTCTTGATGCCACAGTTCAAGATATGGATACAAAAGTCGACCAAGCCAATCTTAGATTTATTGGTCCGCTTGGCTTTATTTATTCAACGGATTTACCGCCTTATGTAACACAGGCACAGACTCAACAGACAAACGCAGAATCTAGCCTAACTTCGGCTCAGGTAGACTTAGCCAGTATAATAAGCGAGAACGCCTCACGCTTAGACGATTTCATGATTATGGGAGCATAAACGATGCCAAATTTCTATAAAGTTCTAGGGCAATCAAACCCTGCCTCTATCACGGCTACAACCCTTTATACGGTTCCTGCCTCAAGAAGCGCAGTGGTATCGACTATTGCCGTGGCTAACCTATCATCTACAGGAGCGACTTTCCGTATTGCTGTTCGTGTAGGTGGAGCATCCCTAGCCAACTCCCAGTATATTGCTTATGACGCAGTTTTAGGAGGAAATGACACTATTTCCTTCACTCTTGGAATTACTTTAGCAACAACAGATGTAATCACAATTTATGCCTCAACTGCTAACTTAACATTCTCTGCATTCGGAACGGAAATTTCATAATGGCTATTACTACAACTAAACCTCCACGCAGTCAATATTTTCAAGAGTTCACCACATCAGGTACATGGACAGCGCCTTCAGGTGTTAACACAGTAGAAGTTCTTGCCGTTGCAGGTGGCGGTGGCGGTGGCGGGGGCGGTTGCTCAATGGGTGGAACTGGAAGCCTTGGCAATACAACTGCTCGTCCATCAGGACGCGGTGGCGGTGGCGGGGGCGGTGGAGAAGTTGTTCTTCGCAGACTCTCTGTTACACCAAATACTGCTTACACAGTAACTATTGGTGCAGGTGGCACAGGCGCAACAGTTGGTAGTACAACTCCAAGTATTCTCTATAACGCATTTCCAAATGGAGACTTTGCTGCTGCAAACGTCACAAACTGGTCAGCAACAGGCGGTACTATCGCTCATTCTAATACTACTGCCGTAGGAGTAGGTTCGAGTGGTCAGATGAATTTTACTGCCACTACAGGTGCTTTAAGCCTAACTTACGATTCAACCACTGGTCTTACTATTCCATTTTCAACAATCGCAGGGGATAACTTTACTTTTAATTTTGCTTGGTACAATAACAGTGGTTCTACTGTAACTTACAATTTTACGCCGACAATTGCTTGGTACAACGCTTCAACTTTATTACGCACTGATACTGGTATTACTGGCTCTTATGCTGTTGCTGCGACACAGGCTTCTCACTACGCATTTAATTCTTCAGGTGGAGACTTTGGAACAACAGCGCAAACTAGCGGTGTTCCATCAACTGCCACACGGTTTATTTTAACATTAAACTGGACTCAGAATACTGCGGGTAACGTATACTTTGATGGCTTTTTATTAGGTTCATCTCGTTACTTAAATACTACTGTTAATAGTTCTTCTACTAATAATCATTGGCTTGACCCAACAGTTAACACAGGTCTTGGACTTGCATGGCAAGGCACTGCAAATGCTTCACCTATTTTAACTGTTCCTTTTGGCGGTCAAGCATTAACAGCACCATATGGGCGCCGTGGTAATAATGGTTCAAATGGTGGTAATACTTCATTTGGTTCACTACTTACAACTCTCGGCGGTGGTGGCGGGGGCGGTGGTTCTATGGCTGCCGAAGGTATGAATCTCACTGGTGCAACTAAATATTATAAATTATTTGCTTCTAGTTCGGGTGATTATGTATATGGCGGAGCATTAAACGGTGGCAATGGCGGTGGCGCAGGTGGCGGTGGGTCGGTTGGCAACAACGGCGCCGATTCCAGCAATTATGCTGGTGTTGGCGGGGGCGGTAATGGTGGATACACATTTTTTATGGCGTCTATAACTAGCAACTCTACAACACTACCTATTACACGCGGTTCTCTATCATCATATGCAACTACTGGCTTCCGTGGTTACGGTGGGGCAGTAACTACTGGTTCTAATGCCATATCATCGCCATATATTACTTATTCAACCAGCCATCCAATTGTTGGTGCTGAAGGTTTATATGGTTATGGCTACGGCGGTTCAGGCGGTGGCGGTGGTGGCATTGTAAACAGCAATACTGATGTTGTTACACGCAGAGGTGTTTCTGAGTTTTTTCCAACAAACTATTTAAGCGCTGCTGGTGGTCTTGGTGGACTCAATGGCGCAGCAGGAGT